TGGGGTAGATCATAATGCAAGACATTATCTCTCTTTATAGAAATTATAACAGATACAATGATTGTTCAGATAATGATTTGATTAACCATCTTATGCCAAGCATATCTTTAAATCAGTTTAAGAAACACTATGATAATAATAAATTAATAGGATTTACTAATTGGGGTTTATTATCTGATGAAGCACATAATCAATTTAAACAAACAGGATTAATAGATAGTAAGGATTGGAAATCAGGAAATAATCTTTGGCATATAGAAACAATATGTAAATATAATCTTAAAAATATTATTAAGTGGACTAAGTCATTTTTAACTAAACAATTTGGAATAGGTAAAGAGATTAATTGGATAAGAATTAAAGATAATAAAATTGTTAGAATTGTAACAAGAACAACTAAAGAGGCTTGGTTATAATGGGTGGATTTGTAGGTAAAGTTGTAGGTACTGTCGCTAAAGCATCAAAATTCTTTGGAAACATGAATCCTTTAGTGTCTTTAGGTATAACTTTATTTATATCATGGGCATTAAGACCTAAAGTTCCTGACATTCCTGATTTTGGAACTAATCAATTTGATGATTTTGAAAGAGGTATCTTACTTAACAAACAATCTAATGACTCAAACATTCCTGTTATTTATGGAGAAAGACTTACAGGTGGAACTAGAGTATTCATGGAAACTTCTGGAACAGATAACACCTATTTATATATGTCTATCGTTATGGCAGAGGGAGAAATAAACGATATAGAGGAAATATTAGTAGATGATAAAGTAGTTACTTGGGCAAGTGCCTTATCTGATGGAACAGAAGTAGAAGTAAATAGTTCAGATTCTAATTTTTATAAAGACTCAACAAGTTTAATTAGAGTACAACCTTTTTATGGAACAGATGGTCAATCAGCATCTAGTTTATTATCAACATTGGATAATTGGGGAACTAACCATAAACTATCTGGTCTTTGTTATCTAGCTATAAGGTTTAAATGGAATCAAGACGCATTTACAGGAGTTCCAAAAGTACAAGCTAAAATTCAAGGTAAAAAAGTTAAAACATATAATGCAAGTTTAGTTGAACAAACTGCAAGTTATTCTACAAACCCATCATGGTGCTTATTAGATTATTTAACAAACGCAAGATATGGAAAAGGATTAGCAATTAGTGAAATAGATTTACAATCTTTTTATGATGCTTCTTTAATTTGTGAAACACAAGTTACACCATATTCTGGTGGTAGTGATATAAACATATTTGATATTAATACTGCAATAGATACATCAAGAAGTATTTTAGATAATGTTAGAGAGTTCTTAAAAGGTTGCAGAGGTTATTTACCATACAATGCTGGTAAGTATAATTTAATTATAGAAACAACAGGCACAGCATCTATTACATTAACAGAAGATAATATTATAGGTGGTTATTCATTATCTACTCCAACAAAAAATGACAGATATAATAGAGTTATAGTTGGATTTGTAAATCCTGATAGAAATTATCAAGTTGATGAAGTTCAATTTCCACCAATAGATGATTCAGGATTACCAAGTGCAGATCAACATGAAACAATGAAAACTGCTGATGGTGGTTTTTTATTAGAGGGTAGATTTGATTTCACAACAATAACTTCACAATACCAAGCTGAAGAAATGGCAGAGGTAATACTTAGAAGAAGTAGAGAAGCATTATCTTTAGGTATCAATGTTGATTTTAATGGTTATGATTTAGCTATTGGAGATATAGTTAATATTACACATTCAAGTATTGGTTTTTCTGCTAAACCTTTTAGAGTGATTGGAATTACTTTTAATCAAGATTTAACTGTAGGTTTATCATTGGTCGAATACCAAGCTAGTCATTATACTTGGGCAACAAAAGTACAAGCAACAACAGTACCATCAACTAATTTACCTAATCCATTTAATGTTCAACCACCAGCAAGTGTAACACTAGATGACCAATTAATTGAATACAATGATGGAACAGTTATTGTAGCTTTAGATGTTACTATTGGTGCAAGTCCAGATAGCTTTGTAGATTTTTACCAAGTAGAATATAAATTAAGTTCAGATTCAAATTATATTATTTACGCACAAGGTTCAGGATTAAATCACAGAGTCTTAAACGTAATTGACCAACAAACTTATGATGTAAGAGTTAAGGCAGTTTCAAGTTTAGGTACATCTTCAACTTATGTAACAGCACAAAGAACAATCATTGGTGCTATTGCACCACCAAGTGATGTAGAAGATTTTTCATGTAATATTGTTGGACAAGAGGCTCATTTAAGCTGGAATCAAATACCTGATTTAGATTTAGCATACTATCAATTAAGATTTAGTGAAGAAATAGATGGAAGTGCAGATTGGCAAAACTCCGTTAATTTAGTTTCTAAAGTATCAAGACCAGCAACTTCAATTTCTGTACCAGCTAGGGCTGGAACTTATCTTATTAAAGCTGTAGATAAATTAGGAAACTTTAGTTCTAACGCAACTGCTATTATTTCTAATGTAACTGATGTTGTTAATCATAACGCAGTAGCAAGTCAATCAGAACACCCTGACTTTTTAGGAACTTTAACAAATACAGTTATAGCAGATGATTCAATTAGATTAGATTCTTCAGAATTGTTTGATAGTGGTAGTGGTAACTTTGATGATGAAACAACTAGATTTTTTGATTCTGGTGTAAGTAATGCTGACTTCTTTGCAACAGGTAATTATGAATTTGCAGATGTTATTGATATTGGTGCAAAACATACAGCTAGAATTACAGCATCATTAACTCAAAGTTCAGATAACCCTGATGACTTATTTGACAATAGAACAGGATTATTTGATACAGCTTCATCTAACTTTGATGGAGATACACCAGCAAACTGTGATGCTCATTTAGAAATAGCAACTTCAGATGATAATATAACTTATACTGCGTTCCAAAATTTTGTAATAGGAAACTATACTGCGAGATATTTTAAATTTAGAGTATTCTTAACGTCAAGAGATTTAGCATCAACTCCTGTTGTTAGCCAAGTATCTGTAACAATAGATATGCCTGATAGAATATTTAGTGGAAATGATATAACTTCTGGTGCTGGAACATATACTATAACATTTACAAACCCATTCAAATCTGTTAATTATGCAGTTGGAATTACAGGCGAAGATTTAAACACAGGAGATTTTTTCGTTGTAGAAAATAAAGCAATAGATTCATTTGATGTAACATTTAAAAATTCAGGTGGTACAGCAGTAAGTAGAACCTTTGATTTTATTGCAAAAGGCTTTTAAAAGGAGTATAAGAAAATTATGGCACAAGGCGATTATTTAATTCAGAACCAATCATTCCCAAGTTTTAGATCAGATTTAAACTCTACTTTAGAGGCTATCAATACATCTAATTCAGGAACATCAAGACCAAGTTCAGCAGTTGCTGGAACTGTTTGGCTAGATACTACTTCAGCAACTACACCTACTTTAAAATTCTATGATGGTGCTGATGATATTTCTTTGGCACAATTAGACTACACAGCTAACACAGTTAATTGGTTAGATTCAACAGTAGCAACAGATTTAGTAAATGACACAACTCCACAATTAGGTGGTAGTTTAGATGTTAATGGTAATTCAATCGTTTCAGTTTCAAATGGAAATATTTCAATCACACCTGATGGAACAGGAAAAGTTATTTTAGATGGTTTATCACACCCAACAGCAGATGGAACTAATGGTCAATTTATGAAAACAGATGGTGCTGGAAATTTAAGTTTTGATACAGTAGATTTAACAAACTTATCAGCATCAAATTTAACAAGTGGTACTTTACCAGATGCTAGATTTCCTAGTGTACTTCCAGCAGTTAGTGGTGCTAACTTAACTAACTTGCCTAGTGGTGGTAAAGTTTTACAAGTTCTTCAATCTACTTTGACGAGTGATATTAGTACAAGTGCTGGTTCTTATGTAGATACTGGTTTGTCTTTAGCTATTACTCCAGCTGCTACAGATAGCAAAGTATTAGTTTCTATGAACATGAACTTTGTAAGAAAAAATGGAGATACTAATGTGTCATTTAGAATAATAAGAGCCTCTACAACAATCGTTTCAGATATTGGAAACATGGATACTGGAGATGGTCAGCAAATTACAGATGTTGTTAATTTTCAATTTTTAGATGCTCCAAGCACATCATCAGCAGTAACTTATAAAATACAATATAAAGCTGGTAATGCTTCTGTAAGTAGTGGTTCTGGTAGAATAAGCACTTTAATTTTAACAGAAATAGGAGCATAAAATGATTATTGATGCAATTTTAAAAATAAATCCAAATGCAAAAGTAATTGTAAAAGGTAGTGATGTTGATACTTGTACTATCGAATGGTTAGAAGGTACTACTGAAATTTCTAAAGCAGATATACAAGCTAAAATAAATGAAACTCAATATCAAAAAGATAGAGTTTATCCATCAATTCAAGACCAGTTAGATATGCAATACTGGGATAATGTTAATGGTACTACTACTTGGGAAGATGCTATTGCTAAAGTTAAAGCAGATAATCCTAAACCATAATGAATGATAAAATTCTTAAATTTACTAAAACATTGGAAAAGTAATTTATGGAAGAAATCAAAGAACGAATTAAACAACATGAGGGGTTTAGGGATACTGTGTATTCCGATAGTTTGGGTTTCGCTACTATTGGCTATGGTCATCTTGTATTATCCTCTGACAATTTCGTTGAGGGTGTTGCTTATCCTAAAGAAATTCTTGAAAAAGTTTTTGATAATGATTTTAAAATAGCATTAGATTCAGCTAGAGAATTATTAAGAGGAATAGAACATAATCATATAGTTTTTGGTGTAATCGTTGAAATGTGTTTCCAATTAGGCAAACCACGAGTTATGAAATTCAAAAAGATGTGGGAAGCATTAAAAGAAAAAAACTATTTAAAAGCTAGTGAAGAAATGATAGACAGTAATTGGCACAAACAAACCACAAAAAGATGTGAGAGTTTGGCTAGTACAATGAGAAACGCAAACCAATAGGAGAATATTATGCCAATGGGAAAAGGAACTTACGGAAGTAAAAAAGGTCGTCCACCTAAAAAGAAATCTAAAATGATGACTAAAAAGAAGAAAAAGAAGTAATGAAGAAGAAGCCTATATATGCCAAATCTAGACCAAAAAGTTTAGGAAAGCCTAAATCTTTTAATAAGAAGTCTAAAGCATATAAGTCAGCTAAAAGAACAGCAGATAAAAAGTTTGGTAAAAAGGTTTCTTTGTATAAGAACATATTTATTTCTAAAGCTATTAAGAAATATAAACCGAGAAAGAAAAAGTAATGAACGGATATACAACA